AGATGATAACCGAATTACTATAGGCAAGAAAAGACCTAGCGTAATGATTGTAGACGCTTTTGAAAAACCAGAAAGCAATTATCAACCTAAACAACTTAAACCAAAGGATCCATATTAATGACTAAATTTAATTTACCGCCGGAGTTAGAATTTATTGGGGATAAAAAACCATATATTGTATACGGCCAAGAATATAAAACTAAAGGACTATCAAAAAAACACGGAGATGGAGCAGTACAAGCTTTTACAAAAATAAGAAAAACTATGCCTCGTGATTTTTTAAATGAATACCATTGTAATAATATTATAAATTTAATGGACAGATATTATAGAAAACCAGAAAGATGGAAAACATACAGGTCACATATTATCTCTATAGAATATACAAATGGAGAGAAGTGGAATGAAAATACTTTTTATTTTCATTTAAATAAAAACTTTAGTGGCTGTTTTCGTCCTTATCTATCTAATATATCTGTAATGAGTGGACCTGTATGTTTTGGTTCTCCTAATATTCATGATGATGCTTCAGATAGAAACTTTGTATGTAGTATGTTTAGAAGGTCAGTAGAAGATCAAATAATTCAATTTAAATATTATGATAATGATGGGCAATCAGGTATCCACGAAGTTCACCATGAAAATATTACATTTATAAATATTATGTTAGGTTTTGCAGATCAAGTTATGAAAATACATTCTCGAGTAGATTTTGAATCTTATATAAGACCTTTCGGAAAATATTATCCGAGCGATGGAGCTCGATTTGATAAAGATAATATTAAAGGTATGGCAATATGTGAAGCATTTAGAGAATATCATAAAAAGCATGCAAAACTAATATTAGTAGACAAAGTAACACATAAAGCTGAAACTTCAGAAGGCACCAAATTTAATACTGCTTTAAGAAATAAAATAAAGGAAACAGAATGAAAACCATAGTATTAGGACCACCAGGAACAGGAAAGACTTGGACTCTTTTAAATAAAGTAGAAGATTATTTAAAAAATACTGATCCAGATAAAGTGGGTTATTTTGCGTTTACTAAAAAAGCAGCTAACGAAGCTAAGGGTAGAGCAATGGATAAATTTAATTTGTCCGAAGATGATCTTCCTTATTTCAGAACTTTACATTCATTAGCATTTAGACGTTTAGGAATTAGTAAAAATAGTGTCATGCAAAGTAGACATTATGAAGATCTGGGTAGACAAATAAACGTTCCATTGGATTATAATGATTATGATGACGAAGAAACAGGACTATTTACAACTAAAAGTGATTACT